ACCATATGACCTTGAAGGAATAAATAAAGGCGAACTCGAATCGGTATCAAAACGCAAATTTACTCTAGCATTGGCAGGTGGATTTGATGGCTGGGATATATACAGAGATGTTAGAACATTTGGTGATGCATATAAATTTGGAAAAACAACATATGATGATAATAACACTAATAATGGTGGTGTGTTTAATTCTACTGTCGGTAATTCTGACTATTATGCATATAAGGCAGGTATTGACACGTTTAACAACCCGGAAGCAATTGATATAAATCTCTTTGCAACACCTGGTATTAACTTTTATGAACACGCATCATTAACTGAAGAAGCTATTGATATGGTTGAAAACGAGAGAGCTGACTCACTTTATATTATATCAACACCAAACGTAACAACAGCTGATGAAATTATTGATATGATGGATACAATTGATTTGGATTCTAATTATTCCGCCACATACTGGCCATGGATACAAGTTAGAGACAATGAAAATTCAACACAATTATATATTCCACCAACTGGTGAAGTTCTCAGGAATATGGCATTAACAGATAATGTTTCGTATCCTTGGTTTGCAACTGCAGGATATTCAAGAGGTATTGTTAACGCAATCAAAGCTCTTAAAAAATTAACACTTGATGAAAGAGATGAACTTTATAAAATGAGAATTAATCCAATAGCAACTTTTTCTGATACTGGCCCTATTATTTGGGGTAATAAAACACTTCAAATACGAGAATCTGCTCTTGATAGAATTAATGTTAGAAGATTATTATTAAGAGCAAGAAAACTCATAGCAGCGGTCGCTGTCCGATTACTATTTGAACAAAATGACGAACAAGTTAGAAACGAATTTACTAGACTTGTTAACCCAATTCTTGAGGCTATTAAAAAAGAAAGAGGACTTTATGATTTCAGATTAGTAGTATCTAATGATCCTGAAGATATTGATGCAAATACTCTTAGAGGTAAAATTTACATTAAACCAACAAGATCATTAGAATATATTGATATTGAATTTATCATAACACCAACAGGAGCTTCATTTGAGAATATCTAATATTCATTTTTTTAATTAATGAGAAAAGAGGTGATTTAAACACCTCTTTTTTTTTATTTAAAAATCCCCAGAATACTAGTTCCAGAATACTAGTTCCAGAATACTAGTTCCAGAATACTAGTTCTAGAATACTAGTTCCAGAAAAAATAATTAAAATATATAAAATCTAGTATCTATGTTCCAGTACCTGGGTTCCAGTACCTGGGTTCCAGTTTTTTATATTCTAGTATACTAGTATTATTACTGGAACCTAGTTGCTGGGCCGAAAAAATACAATTTTTTTTTGAGAAAGTCAAGTTTTTCTGAAAAAATTAAAAATTATTGAATATATACTATTTATAGTAATAATATAATAAATGAAAAATTTTTTTTAGTTTGAATATATTTATAAGAAAACAATAAACAAATTAATATAAAAATGCACAATGGCTGACTTATTAATGAAGATGCCCGTACCTTACGAGCCTAAAAGAAAAAATAGATTTATTTTAAGATTTCCTTCAAGTTTAGGAATTAATGAATGGTATGTATTTTCTGCCAATAGACCTAGTATGAAAATTAACTCTACTGAAATTCAATTTTTAAATACATCAACTTATGTTGCAGGTAGATTTGTATGGGATGAATTACGTGTTCAATTTAGAGATCCGATTGGCCCTTCAGCTTCACAGGCGTTAATGGAATGGGTACGTTTACATGCAGAATCTGTTACGGGGAGAATGGGTTACGCTGCTGGGTATAAGAAAGACATCGAATTAGATATGCTCGATCCTACTGGCGTTGTAGTTGAAAAATGGATACTTCAAGGAACATTTTTAACTAATATAAATTTTGGTGATCTTGATTATTCAAGAGATGATATTGCAACTATTGAATGTAGTTTACGTATGGATCGTTGTATACAAGTATATTAATATGTAATTTTTTTACATATCCTTGACAACCTCAAATAAAATCCGTATATTTATTGAAAAATTAAATATATGGATTTTTCTTTTTTTACTACAAATAACAAATCTGGCTATAAAACAAGAGAAAAATGGTTAAAAGAAAACCACATTGATTTATATAATCAAATTATTAATTATTCAAAAAAATTTAACTATGATTTAAGTTTTAAAGAAAAAATATGGTTTTATTTTAACAAATTAACAGAGCGTCCAAAATGTAAAACATGTGGAAAAGAAATTAAATTTAGGGAAAGGTTTGATAAACCATATGGTGATTTTTGTTCATTAAATTGTATTAATAATAATAAAGATGAAATGATTAAAAGGCAAAAGGCAACATTCCAACGAAAATATAATGTTGATTTTTATCCTGAACATAAAGATTTTTTAATAAAACAAAGAAAAACCAAATTAGAAAGATATAATAATGAATATTACAATAATTTAGAAAAAGCAAAAAAAACAAAGTATGAACGATATGGGAATGAAAAATATATTAATACTGAGAAATATAAAATAACTTGTATTAAGAAATATGGTGTTGATAATTATTCTAAGTCAAGTAATTATCGAAATCAGATCGTGAAAAAATATAAATCACTTTATCCGGATATAAATTTTGTTCATGTTGGTAAATTGATGGTTATTATAAAATGTCATGAATGCGGTAAAGAAAGTGAATTAACTAAACAATTATTATATGAAAGATATAAACGTGGATATTCTGTATGTTTACATTGTAACCCAATTGGACAATCGAATAGAAGTGGATATGAAGATGAAATATGTGAATTTTTAAATTCAATATCTATTGAACATGAAAAGACAACCAAAAAGGTATTAAAAAGAAAAGAGTTAGATATTTTTATTCCAAGTCATAAATTAGCAATTGAATTTGATGGATTATATTGGCATAATGAATTATTTGTCACATCAGAATATCATTTAAATAAAACTATTGGGTGTCAAAAAAAAGATATTGAATTGATTCATATATTTGAAGATGAATGGTTATTCAAAAGAGAGATTGTCGAATCAATAATCAAGAATAGATTAGGTAAAACGGATATCAATATTTTTGCTAGGAAATGTGAAATTAAAGAAATCGATTCAAACACATGTAAGGATTTTCTTATTAATAATCATATTCAAGGAAATGTTAATTCCAAAATTAAAATTGGTTTATATTATAAAAATGATTTGGTTTCTGTTATGACTTTTTCAAAAGGCAGAATTGTTGTTGGTGGTAAAAATAATGAATGGGAATTAACGAGATTTTGTAACAAAATTAATGTTAATGTTATTGGTGGTGCTAGTAAATTATTTAATTATTTTCTTAAAACATATTCTCCCACAAAAATTATTTCTTATTCTGATATTAGATTATTTGATGGTAATTTATATGAAAAATTGGGTTTCAAAAGAAAATCTCAATCAAAACCAAATTATTGGTATGTAATAAATAATCAAAGATATCATAGATTTAATTTTAGAAAATCAATACTAGTTAAAGAAGGTTATGATAAAAATAAAACAGAAAGGGAAATTATGTTTGATAGGAAAATATATAGAATTTATGATTGTGGACACATTAAATGGGAATTTAATGTACTTTAATAAAAATTTTTTGTATAATATTTATAAAAAAAATAAAGTAAATGAGTGAATTTAAGATTGATCCATCGATAGCATACGATGTTGTGGAATTACCAAGTGGAGGTATACATTATAGTAATGGAAAAAAATCTGTTAGAGTTGCATATTTAACTGCGGCCGATGAAAATATTTTATCATCACCAAATTTAATTGCTTCGAATAAAATTATCAATGAACTTCTAAAAAGAAAAGTTTTGGATAAAGATCTCCCAGTTGAAGAAATTGTTCAGGAAGATAAACAGGCAATTTTAATATTTTTAAGAAATACTGCTTTTGGTTCAGAATATAATATGAATTTAATGGATCCAAAAACAGAAGAGAAATTTACAGTTATGGTAGATCTTTCCCGGTTAAAAGTAAAAGAATTTACATTAATTCCAGACCAGAATGGTGAATATCCTTATTTTATGAAAAAAAGTGGTGTTAATATCACTTTCAAGTTTTTGACACAAAAACAGGAAGACGAACTTCAAAAAATTGAGGAAACTTGGAATGGTGAGGGCGTTGCCCCAATAATGACAAAGCGTCTTGAATTTATGATTAAATCTATAAATGGTAATAGAAGTCAAATGGAAATTCATAATTTCATCGAATATAAGATGCCGATTAAAGATTCTCAGGATTTTCGAAAATATGTTTCAGAAAATAAGCCAGGTTTAGATTTATCACAAAAAGTAACGACCCCGTCAGGAGATGAAATCCAAGTTGATATTGGATTTGGGGTAGAATTTTTTCGCCCTTTCTACGGATTATAGAAAAGGTCAATTAAATGAAATTTTATTTTTAGTTTATCGAGGTTTTTCATATTCTGATGTTATTGGTATGCCGATATACATAAGAAGATATTTAATTCAGCATATTCAAGAAATAGAAAGTAAAAATAAATAATTATCTATTTATAGGATATGGCAATTGGTCTCACAATAGAACAAGCAATACTCGACTCAAAGGGTGATTATATTAGATTGATGAAGTTATGGAATACTGCACATCCTGACGATATGATCACGGAGGATACTGCTAAAAGTTTATCACGGTTATATTCTGGTTTAAATAAACAAAGATTTCCAAGTAGAAGTGGTGGTGGTAGTAGTGGAGGAAGACCAACAACTGTGGAAGGATGGATTGAAAGATTTGTTTCGACACAATTACGAGAAAGGCCGGGTGAAAAAGGTGAATTTATTGATGTTCAAGACGCTCTTCAAACATTTTTTGACGAAAGTGGAAGATTTCGTGGAATACGTGGTGCTGGCGCAGAACTTGGTCGAAGATTGATACTTGATCAGGTAAATGTTTATTTAGAAGAGCAGGCTAGTCTTTTACGGAAAATAAATGAAGAAGCCGGTATGACGGGTACTTTATCACGTTCATTTCGTGAAGAGATCATGGCTGCTTCTCCCGAAGCGATAAAATTGGGTATAAGTTTTGAAGAATTATCAGATTTAGTAACTGAAACTGTAGCACAATCAGGAAAATTTAAACTACTTAGTAAAGACACAATAGCAGAAATGGCATTAGCTAGTAAATTCACAAGAGATATGAAGGAATTTGCTGGTATGGCGAAAGATTTTGAAAGGGTTGGTTATGGTGTTTTAGATATGTCTAAGATGATTGAAAGAATGGGTTTAAATTCATTAACATTAGGATTAAATGCCAGAGAAACAACTGCGGGTATTGACAAATATTTGGAAAAATTAAATCAATATGGTTTTAGAAATGGTGTTGAAGGATTAAATAGAATGGTTCAACGTTCCATTGAATTTAGGATGAATATGGAAAATGTCTTTAATCTGGCAGAAAAGGTTTGGGATCCAGATGGTGCGTTGGAAATTGTTGCTAATTTACAAATGATTGGTGGTGCTTATGGTGATTTAAATGATCCAATTCGAATGATGTATATGGCAACAAATGATGTTGAGGGATTACAAACAGCAATTATTGGTGCTGCAAGATCATTAGTTACGTATAATGCAGAGCAAGGACGATTTGAAGTTACTGGTGCTAATTTAAGAAGAGCAAAAGAAATGGCCGAACTTTTTGGTATGTCGATGGAAGAATTGACAAGTACTGGAATTGCTGGTATGGAAAGGTTGCAAGCATCTACAGATTTAGCATTAGCCGGATTAGTTATGGAAGATGATGAAAAAGAATTCATAACCAACCTTGCTCAAATGAAGGGTGGTAGAATGGTTATTGAAGTTCCAAAAGATATGAGAGAACAGATGGGACTAGACATGGGAGAAACCACATTGGAATTGTCTAAAATGAATGAACTTCAAAAAGATATCTTATTACAGGAGCAAGAACGATTCAAAGAAATGGATATGAAAGACATTGCAAGACAACAAGTCACAATGATTGAAAATATTAGTCGGGATCTTTCTTATCTTGTTGCAGTTGCAAGGGTTGGTGTTGGTGAAACTATTCACGCTGCTATTGAAAGATATTTGGGTGTTAATTCACAAACAGTTAGTGGTGTTAGTGATAGATTTGCGATGAAAGGTGGTGAATGGATTGAAAATAAAACTGATTTTTTGGAGGGTGCTATAAAAAATAGTAATCTACCCGATTGGTTGAAATTACCAAAAAATAGGGGGGTTAGTAGTGTTGAAGAACAACGACCATTACCTGTAACCACAACTAGCACAACGCCAGTTACTAAAGTAAATGAAGGTGTAGAAGAACTAATAACAAAGAGAGTTATAGTTGATGTGAATCTTAATTCAAATTCACCATTAACCGATCCATTACGAAGAATGTTATTTAGTGATCCTGAATATATGAGAGATTTCAGTAAAAGTTTTTTAAGTATAAAATAATTTCATTGGCTCATATTTATTATTAAAATAATGATATGCCAAGTTATGTTGACTTTAATGCAAGTAAAAAATTTAGAGATTTTATATTAGCAAAAACTTTACCATCACCAAATGGACCACAAACATTCAGTAGTGAAAATTATGCTATTCATAATTTGAGTACAATGTCAAATGTTGATCCGGGTGCAGTTGACACTAATAGGCAAAATGATTTATTACGAACACAGAATTCCAATATTTTTAAACCTACCGAATATTTCATAAATGAAAATATTAATACTATTCCACGAAAAGCAAATTTAGAGTTATATCCGTATTTTGTTAAAGGACAACATCATAGTTTTGTTAGTATTATGTCGTCAAAAAATTATGAAACTGAATCTGAATTAATGAAATTTGCGGCATGGAATATTAAAGATAACCCCGAAGGACCGGTTTTTTCAAGAATTGCACAAAATTTATATAGCGCAACTGTTGGACGTGTAAGATTAATAGATGCGTTGGATGGTAATATAGCGACAGCAACAAATCTTGTTACAGGAAGAGAACCTTTAATTGAATTTAATTCAAAAATAACCGTCGCAAAAACATTACCTGGTAAAACCATTGATTTTTTACAAACAGTTAGTGGTGTTGAATTTCCGTGGGCTGAAATTCCTGGGGATTATTTGACGAACCCACAGAATCCGATTAATCCAAGACCATCAACTAGAAGTGAAGCTGTTTCAATATATCAAGATGCGACCGGAGTGTTAGGCTCGTTAATTGGTATTCAAAGACGGCCAATTTCATCTAGAAAGCCATCAGATTTACTTATTGAATATACTGGAAGTAGACAATTATCTATTTTATATGATAATTTATCATATTCAAAATATGCACCGAATTACACCACAACTGCCAGGTCTCAAAATACATCAAAACTTTTTAATTTTATTGATAATGTTGGACAAAATATTAAAAACGCATTGGGTGTTGAAGCACCCGCTGGTATCGCTTATATTGGTGATGATAGAGGTAATGATGTAAAATTTGCGATGAACGATTTTAATGATAGACCAGTAAGAAGTGGTTATTATCTGTCATTAATGTTTGACCCTATTCAAGCAAGATTATTTCAAAGAACAAAAAATATTGGTGAGGGTGGTAGTATTAGTGGAAATTTAACATGGTATACAACGAAATCACGAAATAGATTGGGTGTTGGTAATGATGAATATAACACACAGGGATCACAATTTGAAGATTCGTTATCAACAAATTATAAATTTAAGGATGGATCAATTTTAGGTATAACACAAGAAATACTTGAAACAATGCCGTTAGAAGGTGGACCCGCAAGATCTCACATTGCAAATGTTATTGATCAAACAAGTCGTGTGTTTATGGATGGTGATGTTAAAATGTCAAAAGGTTCGGCAATTAGATATATTGACCAGTTTACTAATTCTGAAAGTGGTATTGAATATTGTAGGGTCTGGACAAAAGATAGATCATATATGAATTATTCTGACACCATGAAACGGACTGGTAATTATAGAAAATTAAAAAGCAGTGTTTTAACGAGACCATGGAATTTAAATATATATCCAAATTCAAATGGAAATGGTTCATTTGATACCACATCAGAACAATGGGGTAAAAGTATTGGGGCACAGGGTTTTTATGCGAAAAAATATATGTTTTCTATTGAAAATCTTGCGTGGAAAATGTCGGATACACCGGGTTTTACATATAGTGATTTACCATATTGTGAAAGAGGACCAAATGGTGGAAGAATTATGTGGTTTCCACCTTATGGTTTAACAGTTAATGAGCAAAATTCAGCAAACTGGACGGATAATGTTTTTCTGGGAAGGCCAGAACCAGTTTACACATATTCAAACACACAGAGATCGGGACAAGTTCAGTTTAAAGTTGTTGTTGATCATCCAAGTATATTAAATCTTTTAACACAAAAACATTTTAAAAATATGTCAAATGATGAAGCTGATAATTATATCAATGCTTTTTTTGCTGGTTGTAAAGATTTTGATTTATATGATTTGGTAAGAAATTATCCAACATTGACACCTGATGAACTTGAAACAATCATGGCATATTTGAATCAAAATAAAGATCCGAAGACAGTTTTACGTAATAAATCGGTATTTAATGAAATTGTGACTGATGTACCGACGCCCGTAAAAGAAGCCGAGATTAAACCCAAAGAGAATATTATGGGTAATTTCGTTTTATATTATAAAAATGATTTTCCAAAACCAAATGCGAATGTGCTACCTGGATTGTTATATACACCAAGCACATATAATGAGTTATATGATAACTATATTGGAAGTAAAGACAAATATATAAAAGATTTAAATGATGGTTTAAGATTTTTAACTGGCAAAACAACATGGGGAATGAATGAAAAGCACGATTTTAGTGTTTTATCTAGAGGTATTGAAGTAACACAAAAACCAACAGATGATGTTTTAAATGAATTGGTTTTAGAAGTTAATAATGACATTGAAAAAGGTTTTAGTGTGTTACAAGATAATTATTCGTCGTATTGTCAGTATTTAGACAATGTTAAGACACAATTATTAGATAATACGATAGATAGTTTTGAGATTTTACTAAAATCAAGGACATCACCTATTGCAAATTCAGATTATAATTTGCGGCTTGCGTATCGAAGAAGTTATAGTATAATTAAGGATATTATAAAAAAATTAATTAACGATGGGGCTGATGTGAATGTTGCCATCGATGCAGTTCAATGGAAAATTAATGTGACAAATCAGGTGATTGAAACAGAACGAGATATTATACTCAGTTTTAAAGAACACCTTGGTTATCCTAATGATGGAAGATTAGTTTTTTCACTTATTATTAATCAAGGAGAACAAAATATTGATGATAACACACTTGACTGTTCTGATGCTAAATTATTATTAACATCGTCACAATTAAAAGAAACGGCGCCATCGACATTCTGGTGTAGGCAAACACATGTTGCTATGGGATATGTTAAGAGAGAACAGTTGACCACGTCTGTTGATGAAATAAAATCACAAGATTTGGCAATATCACAACCAACAACATTAATGACAGAACGTAAACTCGTTGAGGTTGAACATGATGTCCCAACAGGTAATAAACAAAGACCACCAATTGATGCTATAAAATCATTGATAATGAAATCGTTATCAGAATGTTATTATTTTAAACAATTAGAAGAGGAGTCACCGTTACAATTTTCATCATTGAGAGAAAAATTAAGATATTTCCATCCTACTTTTCATTCAATGACACCAGAAGGATTAAATGCCAGATTAACATTTTTACAACAATGTGTGAGGCCTGGTGATACGTTACCAATTAGGGGGATATCTGATGAAAGTGATTTAAATGCTAGGAATACCACATTTGGTCCTCCACCAGTATGTATATTACGAATCGGAGATTTTTATCATTCCAAAATTATAATTCGAGACGTTAATATTTCATTTGAAGAAAATATTTGGGATTTAAATCCGGAAGGTATTGGGGTGCAACCAATGATAGCTGATGTTACATTAATGATTAGTTTTATTGGTGGACAGGGATTAGAAAGACCTGTTGAAAGATTACAAAATGCACTTTCATCTAATTTCTATGCAAATACTGAAATGTATGACCCACGGTCAATATCGACAGAAGATAGAACTGAATTTTATAAACAAGAATTTTCTAAAGAATTTTTGGATGAACTTAGTAGAAATGCGGGGATTTCGGTTAAACCGGATCCGTTAGATAAAATTACAGATACTAATTTATTAACGGAAGGACAATATATTGGGACATTATCTGATATGTCACTTGACTATACTGAAATAATTGATGGACTTTATGATGCTATAACTAATTATTTTAATCGATATCAAAATGTCTATAATATTATAACAACAAAATATGGACATAAATTATCGTCAATATTTTTGTCACCAACATATAGACAAATATTTCAGTATGAAGTACAAACCGGCAACGGGATAGATTCATTTGAAATGTTAGGTAATTATCCTAAAAATAAGGAGTTAGACGTAATAACACTGGATTTTATAACAACATTTGATAATCAAATTAGTGGAGAAAATATTAGTAATATTTTGGGTTTACATAAAGACATGCCGGGTTCATTATTAGAAAGAACTGAAATGATTATCAAACCATACATTATAAATAACATTAAAAATTTTGTTGAAACGATGGTTTCAGATACGAAATCCATCTTATCGCTTGAAGAAAGTAGGAATAGAATAATTATGTTGTTAGATAAATTAAATTTTATTTTAAAACATCAACAGGATGCGAAAAAAGTTGATAATAAATTTATGGGGGCAATTCTGAATGTTGGTGATGTTTCTGAGATTTACTATGAATATCAAAATTTAATATATTTCATACAAAATCAACAACATAAGTTTACTGAAGATTTAGATATTAGTTATGATTTTAGAAGTAAGACTATGACAACAAATGATGTTTCATATTTTCTTTCAATCTTTTTGAGAGAAAGAAAAAATGAAATAATGAAATTGTTCGACTCAAATTCGGTTTTCACAGATAAAATAAAAGAAAACATTGATAAACGATTAGATAAGTTTTTCTTAAAAATGCCGAAAGAAAAGAATTTCAAAATTCCAGAATATCCAATTAGGGTAAATGGGAATAACATATTATATAAAATTAATGATGAGGTTGAAATTAATGATACTTCAATACAACAAGAGCTAATATTAGTTAATAAAACAAGAAAAAATGATGTGGAGAGTATATTAAATTATTATCGTCCATCTTTTGGATTATCGGGATAAAATAGTAAAAATAATGAATAACCAATATTTTGATAGATATCAGTATTTTTTTGATGACGGAAAACATAAGATTGTGCCGGGTATTGAAATTCCCATTAAACCGACAGATAAATATATTGAATTTAAACGTAACAAGGATAGATTAGATAAATTATCTCAAGAATATTATAATTCACCTTTATTCGGCTGGTTGATACTGTTGGCAAATCCAACATGTGGTGGGATTGAATTTACAATACCGGATCATTTTATATTGAGAATACCATATCCACTTATTCCGTCTTTACAAGATTATAGGAAAAGTATAGATTTGTATAGATTATATTATGGCGAATAACAATTTAAAAACAACAAATGAAATACTAGTAAAGGTCGATCAAAATAATTTAATTTATATCGATCCTAATAGCATATTGGATAATGGTGAAGTCAAACCACGAGGCGTTGAACCGGAAAATTATATAATGTTTGTTAATTTGGAAGCTGATTTAGTTCCGAGATCTGTTTTAATAAATAATGACACTAAAAGTACGTTAATATCGGTTGCTAAAGGAACATTAAATTTTATGCGTAACGCTAATGGTCGCGACTATGATACAACTTGGACAGATGCATATTTCGAACGAAAGGCGACATCGTTATCTAATGACGCAACGTATTATACCAATGATGAAACAACACAAAGTTTTGGAATAGATAGTGTTTCAATACAAGTACGTGGTGCGAACTTTATTCCAAGAGTTGTTATGAGATTTGTTGATGTTAGGGGAAAAACATTATTTGAATCGCCCGAGCATTCACCATATTCAGCGTTTTTTCATTTACCATGGCCATTGTTTTATCTTACAGTAAAAGGTTATTATGGAAAGGCGATACGGTATAGATTACATATGATTAAATTTAATGCTAGATATAATTCATCAACCGGTAATTTTGATATTGAATGTAATTTTGTTGGATCAACGTATGCATATCTTGCTGATATTCCGATGGATGCTGTATTAAACGCACCATATTTTTATGCAACAGAGAATAAAATTTCTGAAACATATAATGAAAAAACCAAACAAACGGATGTTTTAATAAGTAAGACAACAAAAGGTTATCGAGTATTAAAGTCAGTGTATCAAGAATATATTAGCAAGGGCTTATTACCACCCGATTTTCCCGTTAAAACGTTAAGGGAGATTATTTCTGTTGCAGGTGAGTTAGAAAAAATTTTAGAAAGAGAAATATTTCCTAAAGTAATCCATCATCGTGTTTTGGGGGCAATAAAAGATTATGAAGACAAATTAAGATTTTTGGTTGAGGGGTGTGATACGTGGAGGAAAATGAATTTGGTGACAGCATCACCAATAACAACAACTAAGACAAGAGAAAATGTGTTTACAGGTGAATCAGAATTTATTCCATATTACACATTGAATAGTACCGACAAAGGGTCATTAACAAACATCACCGGAGATCAAGTTGGATCGATTGCTTTAATATTAAGTAGAGCAATTGATGAACTTGAGCAGAATCTAGCGTTTGGAATTTATAGAGATGAAACTATTTTAAAAGGAGAGGAAATTCAACCTAAAATTATTTCATGTTCATCAATAAAGCGATTAAGTGATTTTTATATTATTTCAAATGGAATCGTTGGGTTTGATTTTGATGGTTTAATGATGAGAATAGATGATATTCGAAAAGATTATGTTGAACAAAGAAATCAAATTGAAATTGAAATAGAAAGAAAGATGAATGATTTTGTTTCAAGTAAACGAGATCCAAAAATCGGTATTGGTTTTGTCCCAACAGTTAGAAATATTACTGGTGTTTTACTTGCAAATGCTGAAACCTTTTTAAGATTAATGAAAGATGTTCATTTTAAAGCGTTTGAACGAGCGGAAGATAGAAAAAAAATATTAAATTCAGTTTTAACTGATACAGACAATAGAAATAATGCGATTTATCCGTGGCCCGAGGTAAAGGTACAAAATTATGGTAATAAAAGTATGGTACTTTTATATCCGGGTGATAAGTCTATATCAAATAAATTACAGTCATATGATGCAACATTATGGCCTGAAGTAGATTTTATTGAAAATTTTTATGCAATAGCAACAAGTCAAAAAGATAATCTTGGAGGTAAAGAAAATAGTCCGGATAATATTAATTATATTTTTGATACCAGCCTAAACATGAAGAACTATAACTTAAGTGTTTTGACTGATATTATAAATATGATGCCGTATACTGATAAATCTATTGGTTCAATCATTTATGAGTTATATGAGAGAGCAAAATATACAACATTATTTACACCATATAATGATAAAGCCGTACTTGAACTAGCCGAAATTGAATATCAAAATCTTAAAAACCAGCTTGGTGAGGATATAGATGTGGTTGATGTATTAAAAAGAAATATAACGAGTTTCTCGAAATTAATACAAGAATTAGAAACATTATCATATCGTTATCCTTATTATGAAGATCAAATACCATCAGTAGAATATATAAAAAACGCAACAGAAAAAGATTATACTATTCAGAAACATACTGGAAAAAGTGGTGCGTTTAGTAAGACTAAGACATATCCGGAAGTTAAAAATTTTCTTGAAAACTATAAAGCTGAAAATTATAGAAAATCAATATATCCTTTTAATTCACCACTTTATTTATCATATCTTGGGCAAACCACTTATGAATCAAATAATTTGGATTTAAATATGTTATTAACCATTAACGAACCAACAGATTTTATTACATCATATAGTAGTGGTCATATGTGGGTTAAGGACAATAAGCCCGAATGTGGAAAAAATTTATTTTTAAATACAATAGATTTAAGGGTATCTGACACAATAACAATTGAAAAACATATATTAAATACACCATATTTTCATAATCAGTTATATAAAGAATTTATCAATAATGAATCATCAGGGAAATATGTTGGTTCTGCTTATTTGTTATTAAATTCTTTACCGTTTAAAGATCTTGATGATAGAATTACATATGCTGGTGGGGGTACAAGTACTTTAGTGTCAACATTAATAAAAGAATTACCAGCAACACATTATATACCATATCATATGATATTAAAATGGGGCTCAATATATCATAGATATAAAAAATGGATTATTGATAGTGTTGATATTATTGGTAATGTAACAGATAGCATTGATGGTGGAAATTTTTTTGATCAAAATAATGGTTACACATTTAATACGGGAATTTCTGAAAAGCCCATGATAAATAGAACAACACAAAGTGATGTTGGGTGTCATCCTCTATATGAAACCATCTTTTATCAAATTGTAAATGGACAGTCATTTCTTAATATTGATGATATTGTTGATGATTATTATAGAATGATAACGTCTGGCGTTACTAGATTATCATATAGAGAAGTTCATGGTGGGAATGCTTGGACATCAGTGATTGATAATCAAAAACTTTATCCGTCATTAAGCGGATATACGTTATTACCAACGAATGGTTATATAAATGTTAATGCCAGTGATTTTAATATGTCAGAACAAGATAATTTTAGAATTATATGGAATGTTAATGACTCAGAAAGATCATTGGTTGATTATACACAATTTACATTTCCTTCACCATATGAATATTTTAATTTAACTGGTGATAGTTCGTATTCATTATCGACAAATTATAAAAAGGTGTTGGATCTTATTGCTGTATTTAAGCCGAATATTTTGGAACAGTTTGAATTGGCGTTTTTGGATTTTGCGAGTGAAAAATTAAATGAAGAAATTCCATTTAATCCATATAAAACACCATATTCAAAATTTCAAGATTTATTAAAAGAAATTGTAACGATTGATAATATTTTACCGTCAGAATTTGAACAAACAACAACCACAAATAATAATAAGTTTATGGGTTTTATGAAAATAAAACAAAATGAAAAACTTAATAATTTAACGAATACGTTATTAGGTAATGATTGTCTAATTAAACTGGCATTATCAAATCCAAGAGAAATTGATCCACATATATTTGGTGGATTTACAAATACTGATGTTATGAGATTTGATTCTGGTTCTTTTAATGTGAATCAAGTTACTTCGGAAAATTTAAATTATATTCGATTATATTTGGGTTTGAATGGAATTACTGGAGAAGAAAATGATGATTATTATTTGGATTTCTTTTCTGTTAATGACATAGAACTCAATGAAGAGAACATAAAAAGATTTAGGCCGTTAATTTATCTATATGCGGGATTAAGATCAAATGGTATGACAGGTCTTACTAATTCTGATTTTGTGACGTATGTAAAAGATAATATTGTAGATCCACCACCGGTAACAATTGGTGTTGATCGTTTTCAAGGACCAACTGAAAGAATGGTTATGTTTTTGGAATATATTATTCGAAAGATACAATCTAGTGATTTTGGTACTAGAATAGAAGTTGAAGACTCTTCAATTGTGAGGGGATATAATGATGATCCGACACTTAAATTAGAATTATATAATTTATTTAAATCATTTAATGATAAATGGACATCTGGAAATTCAATTGGGCAGAGAACATTAATGGAAGAGTTTCTTTTCCTTGATAAAGCCAATCGGGATATAGGTAGTCAAGTATTCCTTGACATGTCAAAATTACTAAGACTCAATCGTCCAGAAAATAAAAAAATTAATTTGTATGGTGCAATAAGTTTGTTATTTCAAGATACGGGTTTTGACATAAGAGCGTTGCCGGCTTATGTAAATTTTTATGGTACAAATTTCAATAATAATTCTAAATTATTACCATCAAAGACAGTAGCACAAAATATGTTTGGTATTTTTACTGATATAGATTATCAAGATTCATCACCAAGAATAATTTTACAATATATAGGTCCAAATTCCAAACATTTAGAATTATCTGATCTTTATAAATACAAAAGCGAATATAAGAATGATGGATTTTATATTGCAGATACACATAATAATCCTATTGTTGTTGCATCTGAGGTATTTAATAGAACAGATTTCGGAAAATCAAATAAATGTGTGGCATTTGAAGTTAGTTTTGGAGATCAAAATCAATCTATATTTAAGACTGTGGAGGTTGATCAATCGAGTATTAAAAACACATCAGAATCATTTGAAGTATTGGATAGATTAGGGAAAAGTGAGAGTGGTGCTAGTGCAGCACAAGTTGATATTGGGTTATGGGACATTTATAGACAGTCTTCATATCAATGCACTGTGACTTGTATGGGAAATGTTATGATACAACCAACAATGTTTTTTTATTTAAAGAATGTTCCATTATTTAGAGGTTCGTATTGGATTACCGAAGTAAATCATGAAATTAAGACATCTGGGATTGAAACATCGTTTACTGGTACGAGAATTCCACAAGAATCACTTCCAGATCCGAAGGACTCATTTATGGCCAGTTATAGATCTTTGTTTGATAGGTTAGTAAATAAGGCTTTGGTTAAAATTAAAGATGATGAACGATTGAGTGAACCTGGAATTACTAAGAATATTACGACTGCCGAAGGTACGTTTACAAGCTCGGTTGATAATATAATAATACAAGGTGAAAAACAAGTAATTCGTGTTGGATATACGTCATATGGAATACCATATAATGGATATAAAAAAGAAATTGATGAAGATATACAATTAGTTGTATATGGTGGTAGTGAATGGTTAAGGGTTAGGGTTGTTGAAATGGGAGGAAAAAATTATCCTATTGATGATAATATAGATATGAGTATTATTTC